GGTGGGGTCGGTGGTCTGGCCGCCAGGCGCAGACACGCCGCTGGCCTGGGTCAGCACCGCGAAGCCGATTTCCTTGGTCGATCCGCCGGCGGCCGTCAAGGTATTGGCGGTAGCCAACTGCTGGGTGTTGTCCCAGTACACCTTGGCGCCCGAGATGAACGTGCCGCCATCCTTCGCCAGATCGAACACGCCCTCCACGACCAGTTCCGAAGAGTCCCCCGGATTCTGGTTGTTCACCGACACGCCGAAGAAGTTGCCCACCTGGCAACCGCCACCGCTCAGCAACGTATAGGGCGCGGTCACGGTGAGCGTATCACCTTGTTGAACATAATTCTGCATTTGAATCTCTCCTTTGAGTTATTCCGGGCCGGATTATTCACCAGCCCGGTGGTTGATTTGCCCTATGCCAGCCGCGCTCTACGCACCGGCGTTTTTCTGAAGCCCACGGAAGTCGAGGGCCGCCGCGCCGAAGTCCATGCGCGCTTTGATCTCCACGCCGTCGATCTCGAAGCCCTGCTTGGTTTCGATGTACACGCCCTGCTGCCCTTCCAGGTAGCAGTACTCCACCGTGTCGATCTGCGCCGGGTCGGCGATCAGATACCACGCCGTGGTTCCACCGGTGGCCGCATCCAAGCGCGGTTCGACGATCGGCACCAGGCTGCGGACCCACTCCGGTACAACCGCTGTGGCGGTGGCCGAGGCGATGTTGATCGGGTAGACGTTCTGGAGCATGTAGGTTTCGAGCGCCGTCGGCACGGCGATGAACCGGGGGATCAGGTTCAACGGAGTGCCCTGGGGACCCTTCTGCAGGCGCAAGGATTTCCGGCCCATGCCCAACGCCACCAGAGGGCCGGTGCCCGCCGGAGCGCCGCCATTGACCGTGGGATCGATGCTGCTGCTGGTGCCCGTGAGCAGGTTGCCGTGTCCGGCCGCAAACAGTGCCGTAGCCACTTTGTCGCCTGCATACACCGCCGACGGATTCGCGATGATGATGCCCCACACCGTGTTGGATTCGAGCTGCGCCGCCGCCACGCCGAGCAGAGCAGGGACGCGAGTGAATGCCTGGAGGTCGTCGTTGATGATGACCTTGCGGGTCAACGCCACGATCTCGCCGTAGGTGCCGAGCTGGTAGCTGATGTTGTTGTCGGTGAGGTTGGCCCGGTGGTACTCGCCCTTTTCATTCAACGCCTGCAAGGCGGGCGCATCGGCCAGCATCACGCGGTTGATGGGCTTGAAGTCCTGCGCGGTCACTTGGCGGCAGAAGGGCTGGAAGGTCCGCGGGTAGGCTTCGTACCCCTGGCGCAAGGTCTTGTTGGCGACGTTGGCCAGGATCGCGGGGAAGTCCGAAGTGGACTCGGCGCCACCGGCGAAGAACTCCGGTCCGCGCGATTGGCCATGAAGCGCCAGTTCGGCAATCCGGGTCACGTCCATGCCGCGCGGGTTCGCGCCCTTCAGGCTCAGATATTCCTTGGCCATATCGATGAGCCGGAAGTTGCGGTACTCGTGCGCCATTTCGGCGGCCTGCTTGTGCTGCTCGGTACCGCAGCCGTCGAGGTACTCCCCGAGGTCGCTGCCGTTGTGGTCGCGACGCCGCGCAAGGAAGAAACGGTTATCGGCGCGGAGCAGCAAGGCCATCTGCATGCGAGCGAGGCTCTGCTCCAACCCATCACGGGTCACCGAGGCGCCACCTTCCCCACGGATCTCGAACTCCCTGCCATGAAGGTTTTCCTTGCCCTTCGTGGCGATCCGATTGGTGAGGTCCTTCCGAGCCTGATCGGCGGACACGCCCTTGGCGATGAACTCGCTGATGACCGTCGCGTCAATTCCCGTTCGTTCTGCGACAACGCTCAGCACTTGGATCTCGCTGACGCGCTGCCGTTCGGCCTGGACCGCCTCTTCACGAGCGGCGGCCAAAGCCTGTTCGTTCACACGGGCATCCCCGCCCGTTTCCTGCGTCGTATGTTCCGGCATGGCAGGTTTCTCCTTTGATGGGCTGATTGCCCGTAATGCATCGATCACGCCGGGACTCGGCGTTCCTAATAATGCGATCTCCCCGGTGGGCTGTGCGCTCAAGAAGCAGGTGTTGAAATCGGCCGGCACGGTGCAGGGGGAGATCTCAAACGGCTCCCAGTCGGTGGCCTTGAACATGCCGATTTCCTTGTCGTTCAGATAGGGCGGCTTGCCCTCCGGCATCCCCTCGGTCTGGAGGTCCGTCTTCTCGCGCTTGTAGATGAAAGTGCCGAAGCTGAGATTTTGGAGGATGCCAGCGTTGGCCTTGCGGAACATCTCGGCAGCGTCCGGATCGCCAAGATCGAACTGCAAAGTGGCCATGCCCTTGTCGCCGTTGGGCCAGGCACGGCGGACCACGCCCACCTGTGCCCGCGTCCCAACCTTGCCCGCGATCAGGGATTTGAAATCGTCGCCGGTGAAGTGGGTGTCGAAGACGGGCGCGCCATTGTTCAAACGGTCAAAGCGGCAGCCCTCCATGGCGAGCTTGAGCATGTAAGGATCGCCGGTCGAGCGGTCCACTCTGGGGACGAAGGCCCCGCTGTACCAGACCACATCGATGGTGCCGTCCTTGGCGTTGGCCGTGCTGGGCAACACCTGGGCGTCGGCGGAAAAGACTTCCGCGTCGGGACTTCCGGGCGGCGGCGCGCCCGCATCCCCGTGCAAGTATTCCGTTTTGAGAAGCGGCATCGATGACCTCCTAATCGCGCACGGCGTTCACCGCGATGAAATCGTTTTCGCCCAGTTTCTTGAGTTGGTAGAGCTGCTTCTGAAGCCATGCGACATGGCCTTTGAATTTGTCATCGCCCTCGCGGTGCCACTTCACGAGGTGCTGGTAGAAGTGGAAGTTCGAAATGTCGCCGGCCTCGTAGCACTGCCGGCACAGATCGGTGAAGCGGGCAATGGCGGCCTGCTCGGCGGCAAAGGCATCGTTCAGAATCTCGGTGACGCTGTCGTGGGTCGCGGCGGTCTTCGGCTCAATCGTGGGCGCGCCCTCCAGGAACAGCAGGCGGCTCACCAAGCACTTCATGTGGTCTTCGCACTGCTCCTTGAGCTGCTTCAAGCCATCGGCCAGATCCAGCCCCAGACGCTTCAGGTCGCGCTGGTCTAACAGATACTGGAGCATCATCGAGGCTTCGATATTGGCGGCCTCCTGAAGGCCAGTCATCACCTGTGGATTGCCTTTCATGGTTGTCCTTCCTTGTTGTGGGGAGATTCTTAGCCGCGATAGAGGCGCGATGCGGATTCAAAACTGCCACTCGCGCGCGCCATGCCGGCGACGAGCAGATCCTTCACCATCCCGAGGTCCTCTTCCGAGAGCGCCGCGAATCCCTGGCCCTTCGGTTTGCCGGGAGCCGGCTTGCTGTTCGGTGTCCGCTCTTCAGTCCCCACCGGTTGCTCCTGACCGCGCAACGTGGTGTTACGCGGGTCGCAATCGAGAATGATTTCGAACTTATCCAGCAGCTTGTTGAACAACGCAATCTGCTGAAGCTGCGTGGGGGGATCGTATCCGTTCTCCAAGACCGCTTCGAACCACGTCTTCCGGCCCATGCGCACGTCCTTCAAGACCGCCTCCGCGTCCTTCACCGGATCGACGGACTCAAACCGCGGCGCGGTCCATTGCACGGTGCGGAGTCCGATCTTCGGGTCTTTGACAGCGGATTGCGGAATCTTGCCCTGCAAAATCAACGTGTCGATGAACCGCCGCCACGCGGGCATCGCAAAGAGCGGGATCAGCGTGAGCCAACGATAGGCTTCCACCGTGTTGCGGAAGCCCAACATGCCGCCTCGCCACGAGGAGTAATTCACCTGCGACATGTCGCCGGTGCCGAGTTCGTAGGGCAGCCCAATCCCGGCCATAATCCCCTGCAACTCGGTCATCTTGTATTCGCGGTAACCGCCCGCTGGTGGCGGATTGTTGAACTTGACCTGCTGGCCGGGCTTCAGGTACTCGACCATTCCCGGCTGGAAGGTCTCGACCGGAATCCCGCTCGATGGGTCGGTTCCGGCCAGACCCAGCGGGTCGCCATTGACGCCTTCCGGCTGCTCAACGAACGCGGTGACGCACGCCTCCACCTTTTTGCGAACCCGCTCGGCATCACAGTAATCGTCAAGGTCCCGGAGCGCCATCATCACGGGCGCCAGCCACGGCACGCCGCGCACTTGGCCGGGCCGAAGCACGCGGTACACGTGCATGATCTGCTCGGCCGGCACGGGCTGGCTTACGATCCCGCCGCGCGGGTTGAGAATCAAAACGCCGCCGGGGTGATAACTGAACAGCCAATACGCGATGCGCCGGCCCATTTCATCGAACTGGACGCCCTCCATCACATGGCCGTTGACCAGCCCCATGGTGCGAGCCTGGTCAAGAAAGTCGGCTTCCAGCATCTGAAGCTGGAGCGGAACGCGCAGCCCGGAATCGGCAGGCCGGGGCCGGAACCGCACAATTGCTTCGCCGCTCTCTGCCATGGTGCGGACGGTCAGCGTCTGCATGCCGTAGAAATCCAGCCGCTGCGGCGTGTCGCAGGCGTCCGCGAAGAAGGGCCACTCGGCATCGATGATCTTGTCGATAGCGGTGTTGCCGGTCTTGGCCTTCGGTACAATGCCGGTCCCGACCACATTGCCTGCCAGTTCCTCCACGGCGCGCGCCGCATATGGATTATTGCGAACCAGGTCGCGGCTGCGGTTGCGCAGCCAGATGAGCGACCCCATCAACTCGACGTTGGCGTCGGTCGAGGCGGCGTACCAGCCGTAGGCACGGCGGCCGGCGGTGGCGCCGTCGTAGCGGAACCGCTCGGTGTGCCGCTCCAGATAACCCGTGGTCAGTGCCAGCGCGACGCGGCTCCG